TATCGTGGTGGTGATAAAAATAAAAGTAATGATACATCACAATCAAATACACGTTCATCGGATAGCGGTGTAACTGCAATTTTATCCAGTATTGTTAGTAGTCAAAGAACTACCAATTCTATTTTAACAGAAATACTTAATGGTATAATAGGTAATCGAAATAATAATCCATTAGCACCTGGTAATAATAATCCAAATACAAACATCGGTGGCGGTGGTGGACTTTTTGATGGTTTAAAAAGTTTATTAAGACTGGTGGGTTTTGCGATAGGTGGAGTTGGTTTAGGAATAGCCGGAGCGGCAGGTGTTTCAGCTTTACGAAATTCTGGGAATGATCAACAGCAAAGTTCCGACCAAAATACACCACCAAAAACTGCGACAACACCAGCAAATACAAGTACTGCTCCTAGATTAATAAGTCCGAATGTTAATAATTATAGCCCTGAACCAACCCCTATGTCAGTTGATGCATCAAGGGCAAATGAATCACGTGTAAGACTTGCAGGCACAACCGCGGCTCAATTGATGGGTAGAGGTGCACCACCGGCGGGAAGAATTAATAGTGATACCGAAAGGGCTTTTAATAGTTTACCACCGGCTCAACGAGGACTTATTAGTCCAAATGTTAATAATTATAATCCCGAACCAGAGCCTATGCGTTTAGGTGCTGCTGGACGAACATTTGCCGGTGAAGGATCAACACCACAATCTCAATCTATTCCAAATTTTCGCGAACCTTTATCTGTATCTCGTATAATCACTGAAGCCGGTTTAAACGAACGGCATACACTGAGTGGTCGTACCACCGAAAATTTAAAATCCTTTAATGCTGAAGCTGCAGTATCTAATGAATTTGGAGCCCCATTTCGTACATCAAGAGAATTTTGGCCTGAACCGACAGATCAACGTGCCGAGGGAGTTGGCGGTAATATAGGATTATCTCAAAATAGATCATTTAACGGTGAGGCAGCACTCCCAACTCCATACCAGGAACCTATAATAGGTATGCCTGGAAGAACATTTATGGGAGAGGAAAATGGCGGTGGTTCAACATTAATATCTTCCAGTTCTGTTGGTAATTATAATCCCGAACCAGCACCACCTGAAACAACTATATCTGGTATACAACAAGCTCAAAGAGCACGTATTGAATTGGCTGGCACCACAGCCGCTCAATTGATGCGTAGAGGTGCACCGCCAGCGGGGAGAATTAATAGTGATACCGAAAGGGCTTTTAATAGTATAACACCGGCAACAATTCGGCGCCCAAGGAGTTCAGATCCACTTAATTGGCAAGGTGGGGGATCAACGCGTTCGAGGGTAAATCAGGGAAATACGTCAAACCCACAATCATCTCAAACTGCAAGACCTATACCATCATCTTCATCATCAAACCCACAATCATCTCAAACTGCAGGACCTGTACCACAAGCACCATCTGTAAGTGTAGGGAGAACATTATCCGATGTTTCCACCCAAAATGCCATTGCTGAAAGAGCAGTACCTGCAGCACCAACAGCACCGCCAGCGACAGCTGTAGACACACCCGCAACGCCGGCACCAAGAACTGAGCGTTCTGCAAACCCTATTGATCCTAATAATCCAGGACCATTAGAACCATCTGATGCTAGTATTAGATATAATAGATTATTTAGTATGGTTGCATAAAAAAAGGGAGACTTTCGTCTCCCTTTTCAGTATTAACTTGCAAGTCGCTTAAAGAATTCTAAATCTTCACCATCGTCATCATCATCTGTATTAGTGGATGGTGCAGAGCGAGCAGGCACCTCACGTTGAGGTGCTGATTCCTTCCAAGGAAGTTCATCCTCATCATTCTGCTTCCGATTGGCAGCAGCCTGGCGAGAACCAGCAGGAGTACTTTCATCAAGATTAAGAACCTTGTTCAATTTAGCCTTAAGTTCATCATAGGTCTTAAAATTAGAAGGAGAAAGGAATGCCTGTAGTGAATGTTCCTGCTTCCAAATAACCTCAATTTGATTGTCATTTTCAAAGAGAGGAGCAGCAGAGGCAAATTCAGACTTATCGTAGTTGCGGTAACCCTCAACATTACGAATCTTAAGCTTGAAATTAGCACCAGACCATGGATCAAAAGGATTCATAGGCTCTTCATCCGCAAACTGAGGATTCATAGCTTCGTTGAGCTTATCATAAATCTTCTTGCCAAACTTGAACAGCTTAACCTTACCGTTATTTTCAGGATTGGCCTGGTCTTGAATGATATAGATATTGCTGATAAAAGTCAACTTACGCTTTTGAGCGCGTGCCTGTTTACGAGTAGGTGAATTATCATCCTCGGAAATATTCCAAAGCTTGGAATTCAATTCACCAACTGGGTCGGTCTTACCAATAGTTGTAAGAGAGTTTTCGATATACCAAAGACCGGTAGGGCCCTTGAAACCATGCTCGAACATGCGAATGAAAGGAACATCTTCATCACTGGGAGCTGGGAGGAATCGAATGACTGCAAAGCCATTACCGGCCTTGTCTACATTAGGATACCAGAAGCGGTCATCGCCCTTGCTGGATTCACCTTGTGTATTGAGTTTGGCAAGTTCTGCGGTAAGCTTTTCAAGTGAGTTCTTACCAGAATTGCGCTTAAGTTGTGAAAAGTCCATGTATAGTCTCCGTATGTTTTGTATATTTGTATGATCGTATATTTGTATATGAGAGTAAACCCTCATAACTATTTATAATATCACTAGACAGAGAAAAAGTCAACCAATAGTTTTTTGATTTTCTCTCTATCATACTTAATGAATGGTATATATTTCTTGATAAGAAGTTTAATCTCATTCCATACAACATCATCATTAAGTTCTTTATCCCAGTGCTTTAAACATCTGGAAATATCCACCAATACACATAAAGTTTCTGGTGATATGGAATCACTACAGAAAAGCTTAATTAGTATTGGGTGTTGGTTATCTCTTACTATAAAATTTTCATTGAATGTTTTATTTAGTTTCTTAAGGTCACCAGCAATCATATAAGTCAATGATTGACTTCGTTTCAACCAGTCAAGATATATTTGTTCAGCTGATTCATCATAAGCTATTTCACGGATAAAACATTTAGGATTTTGTATAAAATTAGCAAGCATAAGATTATGCGCGTCTCTATGCTTTGCAACTTTTTCAAAAAGAAATTTATCTTTACGCTTATTAAAAGATTCTAAATTTGCAGTTATTTTGCTGTTATATCTAAAGTAGTTATACCCAAGTAAATTAAAATGATTTTTTAAAGCAAGATAATCTTTATACACCTCAAATGATGTCATATAGGTAGTCGTGCAGTCTTCTTGAGGATATTCAGATTTTCGGCTTCACATGTGATATTAGAAAGAATTGTAGGATCTTTCTTGATCAGTGATGCTGCATATTCTGGTTCGAGACTATTTACATCACACCAATGAATTACAGCATCAATAAATTCCATTCCTTTCTCTTCACATAATTGACGAATATCGGTTGAGAAATTAACATTCTTAATCATTAGATAGTAACTCCGGAAAAAATTTAATTAATGCTTTACCAAGAAAATGTACAAATGCATAATAACACCATATCCATATAAAAAACATATACATATAACCAGCAAGATAAGGATATGCTGTATTATAAATTACACCTACAAAAAGCAAACTGAATAACAGATATGCTAGGCCACTCAATGCATTGCGCTTTGTAATTTCTTTTGCCATCAGTCCCAAAGTGCCTCGTAATACTTAGCAAAAAGACGGCGACCGTTCTTCATTCTTTCACGATGTGCTGCAACACCCTTTTCATCAACCGTAAAAGTATCCTTAGGGCCCTTTCTCATAACACCATCTTCAAAAATAAGATCAGACTCACCACTGTAATACTGCTCTTCCCAATTTGACATATGCTGTTCAAATGCCCAGATCATTTCACCGAGAACCCATTCCCAACGAGGAAACCAATTTTCGTCTGTGTCACCTGAGTTCTTTTGATCTTCAGACAAAGCAGGAGCAGAAATGGTCTGAAGTTCCAAAGGAACATCCTCATCATCAATGAAAGGCGCGCCATACTTATTTTTACTGAGTTCTCTGAGCATAGGAACAATAATCATTGCTAGTGTGTGATCCATCGACCAGACATCGTAATCATCAATGTGGATATTCAGCTTGCGTTCTTTAAAAGTATCTACCCAACGACAGAAACGATAAAGAGCAGAATCAGTACCATCCTTATTCGTTGCCAACCAGTCGCCAAGTTTTTCCACTATATCAGAATTCTTATCTTTCCAAAAAAGAATACCTTCAGCAATCTGATATGGACCAATAAAGTTCTTGTAGGGCCCAAAATAGATCTTCATTCAAATTCTCCTTCAAAAGCACAAAAAGCACTAATGACTGTAGCACCTACATTATCCAAAACCGTCAATGCTGATACAGCATCACCAATACATTGACTGGGAGTGGTTGAAGCCAAATGAATATTTCTAACTTCTCCATTAAAAAGAAAAGTAATAAAAAGAATTGTGGTAAGCAATTTTATGTCTCCGACTTATTTGTTTTAAAATCACTGTGATCATGGCAGG